TTAGATACAATTAAAGTGAGATCGTCTAGTTCTTGAATTCCAAACTTAGAAAGAATAGTCCCTTGACCACCATATCCTTCATATGAATCTACATATGCTTCTAAAGGATACGCATTATTGAACTTAGATTCTATTACTTCTCTAATTACTGATTTAGTTGTAACATATGATCTTGGTATGTAATATATTTCAACACCATGAATTTGTATAGATTCATTTATTAAATCTTGAACTAGATTTTGTTCTCCTTTAGAACCTTGTATGAAAAATGGATTTAACATATGATTATCCTATCATATCTAATGGTGGAAGTTCATATGTTGAAGACATCTTATCTATTATCGCATCCAATTCTCTTTGTCCATCTTCATATATTTGCCTACCATTTAATTCAACTCCTCCAGGAAGTTTAACACCCTGAAACTTAATTAAATTTTGACCCCACTGCCTTTTAATTAATGAAGTCAAATATGGTTTTAAGAAAGAATCGTTCCAAACTCTTCCATAATCAGATGGGTCCAACATTCTATAGCAGTCAATGATTATATATTCGCCAACTCTTAAACTTGACCAATCAATATCCAAATATAACCTATCTTGTCTTTTATTAAATCTAATTTGTTTTTGTGTGGTCAATAACCAATTAATATCTTCCAAATAAGTTTTGACCATCGAATAAGTCAATAGTTCGGTGGATCCCCAATAATAAATATCATTTAAAAATAATTGATACTTGATACTAAACATTCCACTTGAAATGGAATTAGACCCCTCAAATTGCATTATTTTATTAATACCAATTACATGAGGTGGAACTTGTATATAATTACTATTCTCGTAAAAATTAAATGTTCCTACAGAAGAAGATGCGGATGTAGTTGCAACACCTACACCGCTTAGTCCCTTTGCCTTTCCTCTATCAATATCCTGTTGGGTTACTTGATATTTTAAATATGTTTGATAAACGCCATCGAAATGACGTTCTTGAAATAATTGCACAGCATCATCTACTAGATCTTCAATTTGTTCTTGCGCCACATTAATTTCTAAAACTGGTGCTCCCAGTTTTCTCAAGCAGTAATCAATTAATTCTTGTCTTGTAGATGGTTGTGCCATTATAGTTCTGCTATAACTTCTTGTTGTTTAAAGTATAACTTAACATAAGATTTTGCAATATTTTTAATTTGTTCAATATCACTTATACTATCTATTTCTCTTGAGATTTTCTCATACTCAAACATTTTTCCAATATTTTCTAAAGTTATTTTATCTGGATTCATTTGTTTAATATCTCCATAATAGATTTAATAGATTCTTTAATTTGATCTATTTCCATTTCAATATTTGATAATCTTTCTTGTTCTTTTATTTTTGCTTCTCTTGCTGTAATATAATTTTGGTATTCATTATAATTTGTATTAATAACTGCTTTAGTATTATCATCTCTCACATAATTTGGATGACCTTCAACTTTATTGATATTCATATTATGCCAATGCTATTACTCTAAGTTGCTTAAATCTTGGTGGATATACTTGTGTTGTTGAAGTTCCATTAAGTTTAATGCTAAAATATCTAAATGGAGATAAGTTATCAATTGTGAATTCCAAATCACGGAATGTAAGATCTTGACTTGTAAATCCTAAAGAATCAACTTTAGAATATAACTTATCTGGTCTTCCATTATTTGCAGACAAATCTATAATTGTTCCGTCTGCCGTCAAATTGTCATATCCTGGGAATGGATAATATATTGGACTTTCCTCAGGATCATTCATTAAAGCAAAAAATGCTCTAATGTCACTATATGTATTGATATATGCCGAAACAATTACTTTAATGGAAGTCGCTGGGGTTTCAAGAGAAATTGCATTTGTTGCATATACAAATGCTGTTGGATCTTCTTCTAGTGACGCTACTCTATTATCAGTAACATAATTTTGAATCGGATTATTAATTCTGTTTGTAGTTAAAATTACAGAAGTTCTATCCAAATCAATCACAGGTGAAACATATGGATTGCTAGTATTTAATTCTAAATTGACAGTTAAAGATTTATTTCCAGGTAAATTAGTTAATTTTTCTGACTCATTAATTTTTGAGCAGATTAATCTTGGTGAAGTCAAATAATTTGAATTATTGAGGTTAATTGACTCAAATCCTTTATCTGTAAATGACGCTTCTGTTCCATCCACGCTTGTTCCAGAAACAGTTCTTGCAGATGCGCTAACGTTTGTTCCAACTAGACTCATTGTTTGTATTACTGGAGTCAATATTTCATATTGAATATTTTGAGTTGATTTTATAATTGATCCACCACAAGATTTTTCTTGATTTAGATATAATTTGGGGAAAAATGTTCCAACAGATCTATCTACGCCATTTGTTGAAGTATCCAACTTTACAGTGTAGTAGTCTAAATCTATAGGGTCACTAACTGTAACATCGACCAAATTATGAGTTTTATTAATTCTTCTTAAAGATACTGACCCCAATTCATACTTATATACGGAAGTTCCGACTGGATACTCCAAAGATCTTGTTCCATCAATTGATCTTGTTATCCCAATCAGTTGTGGGGTAGCACCAGAAACAGTTCCAGTGTAAGATACTATTTCGTCTCCAATTAAAGCATATCCAGGATTAGTGGTTCCTACTCCAACATTTTCAAATAATTCAAAACCACTTACACTTGATACATCCACTGAGGTGTTTGATGTTGAAGATAGTGATGAAGTTAATTTGACCGGATTTAAATCGGGTTCAATCTCAGATAATTGAACTTTATTTGTGGAAAAATGCATTCCATGGTTTCTGTGCTTGACTCTTATATGCAAACCATCGGATACTGTTGTTATCGTATCTGCTAAAACATTTGCTCCAGTATTTTTCAAGTCTGTTGCAATACCAATATTATTGATATATCTAATAGTTTTTCCTACTCCAGTTACAAAATCTCCCTGAACTTGATCAATAATAATTTCATTTATACCAGAAAGAGAAGTTACAGATAATCTTAAATTTCTACCCAAAGACGTTATTCCAACAATCGGAGCGGTCAAAACATCTCCAATCTTATAACCAGATCCACCATAATTAAATGTTGCTGCTACTGCTACTCCATTAGTAATTGTTATATTTGCAGTGGCTCCATTACCATCCCCAGTTACAGATCTCAAATTTACGTTAGTAAATAAACTAGTAGATGATGATGGTGTATATCCTATTCCAGCATTAATAATATTGAGATTTCCGATTCCAGACCCAGCATACCCAACAAATGTTCCATAAGAAGTATTGCCAGATTGTATAATTTTATTTCCTATACTTGGCAACTGTGATTCTGCTAAAGTTGTCCCCAACCCAACTCTAACTTTTCTTGACGATAATGTTAAAGCGTCTCTAGATAAAGTTGCAATTTGATCATTACCTTCTTGTAATTCCGAATTATAAAAATTTATATTTCCATTTGACTTAAAATTTGCTCTATATAGATTAAATTTTAAATCTTCAAATTGGCTAGGTGTCCATGTGGATCCATTTTGAGATTTAAATAATGATCCAGATAATGGTTGCTTACCAACTAATACTTTCTGCGATTCTAAAATATTTGCAGGATTTGTATCAAATTCTCCAAGCCTACTAATCCACACAGAATAATCTGGTGAGGCAGAAAGAATCGCTATAGAATGAAATTGTCCTCCAGCAAGATATACTGGAGATGGGAAATATACTGTAGTTGGTACAGTGCCAGTTTCAGAAATATAAACCTCATTTGGATCTAATACAACTTCACTAAAAGGATATACTTCTGCCGTTGGATTTCCATATTTTACTGGACGTAGTTGAACAGTAACAGGAAGTTGGGCATCTCTACTGTAAAAATATAAATCAACAGAAGTTACAAAAATACCACTTTCTGCTTCAACATAAAATGATTGTGCTAATGGATCCGTTATTTTCATTTTTTATATTTCTAAAGTTGAAACTGCAATTATTAAATCGTCGTATATTATTTAGTTTTTATTTCCTCTTATCTTTCTTATCCTTATTTTTGTTACTATTACCTGAGTTATTACCACCGCTTCCGCCACCGCTTCCGCCACTGCTACCACCGCTGTTGCCGCCACTGGATCTATTTTGATTTTGTGTGTTTTTATTTGATCCTTGATTATTATTATTTGATTTTGGTTTTGGCGGATCTTGTTTTCTTAATGCATTTCCAATTGTAAGATTTGCACCTGCAGGACCATAGGTATTATCACGTTTTATTGTATATCCTTGGTTTTTCAATAACTTTGTCGTTTGAATTGCATTAGGGTTTCCTGGAGATAAATTCGATATTGCATTTATAATTCCAAATCCAGAATTTGCAGTGGATATTTGACCTTTTGGTTTAGATGTGATATCAAGATCATTATATCCTTTTTTAGTAATTGGGAAAAGACCATTAGCAAGACCAGATGTTGCTCTATCATTTGAAGTTAATTTGAGACCTGCCTGCTTCCAAAGTTTTTCTGCTTTGTCTTTACCTTGAGTTGCTACATAGAATCCAAATGCCTTTCCGTTCAATAAATTGACAGGAACTGATGTTCCAGGTTTTAATCCAAGTTTATTTGTTACTGATCCACCATTAGCATTGATAAATCCGACAGAGATTTTATCTTTAGGTTTCTTTTTACCACCACCTGTAGGGGTCTCACCTGGAGTTCCCCCAGTATCAGTAGTACCAGTCCCGGTCTCTTCATCACCAGTAGGTGTAACTGCTCCATCTGATCCAGTTCCTCCCCCGTCTCCTGGTGGATCTGATGCTGGTGGTTCAGGTTGTATAGGATCTTGTGGTTGTGGTAAAGGATCTCCAGGTAGAACTGGAGGTGGTGGAGGTGGAGTTCTATCAGCAATAAGAGTTTTAGTTACAACTGGAGATTGAGTTTGAGATGCACTCACATTATCAATTACAGTTTGGGTTTCCGATCTCACAGTTCTTATTGAAATTACATTCTCTTGAACTGTATCAACTCTACCATCAGATACAAATCTTTCTTCTGCTCCAGTTGTTGGTATTCCTTCTATTTGTGTATTAGACTCACTACTAGTCAATTTGAATATTTTAGTTCCAGTTTTAAATGATGGGAATGATGGGACATTTGGATTTGGTATCCAGAATGATCCAACTAATGTTCCCTTATCATCAGAAATTAGTTTGACTTCATTTACCGTTGCTATAGCTCCACTTGTTTGTCCAACTAATTTCATTCCAGATTTAACCCATCCATGGAATGATCCTATGGCATGAGTTGATAAACTGAAAGTGTCAATATTTAATATAGTAGATGTCTGAGAATATTGAGATCCTAATGTATTCAGTCTTGTATAGGGATTAAAATTATAAGTATCAATTGGTGCATTATATGGACCATATTTGTGATTTGGTACTGCAACTCTGAATGAAATTTTTGGATCTATTGCTAAAGATGGATTAGTTGAAGATGCAAATTTATCTTCTGATGTCGTTACTGTTCCAATAACAGTTTCTCCTACAGAGAATGTCCCACTAGTCATAGTAATTTCAAGTAATTTAGGTATTACATATTCCGAAACACGCAATCCATCAAAGAATGCATACAATCTTGTAGATGGTTTTAACCTTTTTGCTGTAAATTCAATGTTTCTGGATCTCATAAACGGAGTCAGTTCTGTGCTAATAACTCTATCTCCGTAAGAAACTGTTTCAAAACTATCTCTTGTTATAGATCTAGTTCCAGTTCTTGTCGATGTTCCAGTTCTTGTAACAGTATCAGTTACTTCTTGATAAGTTAAGAATCCTTCATCAAATACTCTAGTTTTTGTATCTTTAGTTTGACCCGTCCATACGGTTTCCCAAGCACCCCAAATTACAGGACTGAATCCAGTTTGCTTGTCTAAATCTCCAATAGAAATTTGAGATTTAGTTTCAGTCAAGTTCCCTTGAATTTGCGTTACATTTGCTTGTATTCTGACTTGATCAACCCAAACATCCGAAGATGGATACAATTCAATTGTTCCACCATAAAATGGAGATCTATATGAAGCAACTGGTTCAACCCTAGTTGAATATGGTTGCCTTACAGCTTCAACTTCATCAAAATCTAAAGTTACTATTTGACCAGATTTTCTGATATTGTTTGCTATCAAATCATTTACTGTAGCAATATCTACATTTGGATTGACTGTAGATCCAATTCCCACCAAAGATTTGGATCCTATAATAAGATCCAATGAAGTTGTAAATGGAGCAGGTCTAATTTCCGAATTTTTTACATCTATGCTATTTTTTACATATGTTACTTTTCTTTGAGAAGTAGTCGATTTAAAATCATCAACAAAAAATCCAGATTTAAATCTATTTAAACCATTAGCATCTTGAATTTGTAAGCTTGAAGTGTCACTCTCCAATAATGTTAATGACGTATAATACTCTAAGTTCTTAATTCTATTTTCAAGAGTCCTTATATCGGACATCCTATATCTTTTATGTTCTGTTAAATTGATTGTTGCATCATTAACATTGCAAAGATATGGGGGAAGTGTAATAGTTGCTACTTCTAAAGCACTATCTACAGATGTTGGAGGATTTGGAATATCTGCAGGTTCACCTTTTCTTAATTGAAGCGTTCCTTCTTTTGTAATGAAAATCTTATCAATTCTTGGTAAGTAGTAAGAAAATCCTAAAGTTATTGCTTCGTCAGATGCTAAAACTTTATTAGAAGCAGAGTAATTGAAAGTTCTACCAAAAAATTCAAATGGCGAATATGTAGAAGCGGAAACTTGTATATTAGATACTCTAGGTCTTATATCAATTAAATCGCTAACTCTAATTCCGTTTATGCTAGGAATATCGCAGTAATCAAATTGACCATAAGAATTTGCAGTTAAAATATCTCCAACATCAGAAGATGGTATTGAAGAAGATTCTAAAATAATTTTTATTCTTCTAGTTGGAGATCTAAATTCTGGTCTTCTTACTATCTTGGAATAATCGTAAATTGTATCTTTTTGTCCATTATCGAGGATAAAATTCGATGTAATATTTCTATCTCCAGGAATAAATTCTGAAATAAATCCAGTTATTCCAGATTCTTCAAATTTAATTTGCTCTCCAATTTCAAAAGATTTTCCATTCAAACTAGTAAAGGTTATTTGTGAGTCATTGACTCTTTCGCAATAAATTGCAATTGAATTACTACTTTGACCTACTATTTTTTCTCCTATAAACAAATCTATAGTTTTTGATGTTGGTCCAGTCAATCCAGAAACAGTGATTCTAGGTAAAATTGGATCAGATGTCGAACTAGATTCGTATATACCATAAATTTTTATTACATCAGGTCTAAGCAAACAAATTTCTTCATCTTGAACTCTAGTTCCATAAGCATAATTTCCAAAAGTGAGTCCATCATTAGATGTTTGAGTGCCTATTCCAGAATATTCATAACTTGATTTATCTACAACAATAGATTCAATTCTGTTTCTTGTTTTTGATTTTGATTCTACCTTATTATCAACTAAAGTTGCAATAAGTTTTCCGCTTCCAGAAGAAGTTTGAAGACCTCTTATGGTAAGTTCTGTAGATCCATTCGAAAATACTAATCTATCTTCAGTTAGTACTTCGATTGTTCCATTAGTAGATAATGAATATCTTTCTTCATCAAACGGTAAGAAAGTTTCTCCGTCACCAGCGATTATTGTTTGGGTTGAATTTGATGTAATGGTAACATCAAATTGCTTTCTGATTGTAAGTAAGGATCCACTTAAATCAACTGAAGATACGTATTTTTTAGGTAACGTTGTATATAAAGTATTGTCTGTAGATCTTTGTAATCCAGATTTTAAAATTTTAAAATCGCTAATATCAATTGAACTTGATGGTAATGCACCAGAACATACTCCAGATACTGTAGTTACTCCAGAAATTCTCAATGAAGTTGGATTTACTTGTGTTATTACGGAATATGTAATATCTGAATATCCTGGATTGCTATAAGAAATGATATCGCCAACAGAAGCAATTTCCGCAAATTTTACTCCAGGTGCTGTTACAGTGCTGACACCAGAAACTCCAGTAGTAATATTAGCGTAATTCCCCGAATATACGGATCTTTGTTTTACGTCCGCAGTAAAAGTAAATCCAATTCCTGCAGCAGAAGCATATACAGATTTTACATTTTCGAGTCCATATTCAGTAACTGCAATGGAAACCCTTGTATTTTCAATACCATCAAATATAAATCTTTCCCCATTAGCAAACTTTCCTTTAGTATTATATACTGTAATGGCAGGAGAGTTTGTTACGTCATATCTAATGAATCCAGTAGATCCACTTGACTTACCTTTAACGTGAGTAGGTCTTGATAGAGTTATTGGTTCATTAAGTGTAATTTCTGTGTATGTTTGAATATCATATAAAGATAAATCCCATTCATTTGCATTTGGTGTAGATGATTCGTAAGATCCACTTTCTAAAGCAAAGTCATATACTCTAGCGACTCCAATTTCTTTTCCTGAAAGTCCTAATGAAGTTCCAACTCTTGAATCTCTCAAACTTACATAATATGAAGTGGAAATACCTAAAAGTGGGTTTCCACTTACTCTATTGACTGTAAATGTTGGTCCAGTAACATAATTAACTCCTTGAGATTCTAAAGTATTAGTTTCTCTTGGTTTTTCAAAATCTATAAATGTTGGACTTATTGTTTCTACTGAGTATCCCTGCACTAATGCTTTTAATGCGGATATTTGATAAATTCCAAGATCATCCGCTGGAGTATTGTTGTTATATGTGATTTGCCCTTCTGAAAATACCCCCTCATTACCCATAAAGTCATTTAATGACTCATTTAAAGTGATAATAGGAGGTTTAATGTAATAATCTCCAGATTCTTCATAAGTTCTTCTAGCAAATTCTTTTGCTATTTCACTATATCTTGGATTATTTCTTAAGGATACTAAAATTCCTTGTCTTATTTGTAATAATTCAACAAAATCTAATGGATTATCTGCATCTAATGGGACTTTAGTTAAAAATGCACTTATTTGAAGTCTATCTGCTCCTGGAGCAGCGTAGTTTTGATATCCTTGAGCATTATCAAGTAAATCTGGATCTTCATCCGAGGTTATGACATTTTCTAATAGTTGAAATCCGACCTTATAACTACCATTATTTTCATACTGATCTAATATAATTGTATCATCATTTACATAAACAAAATGACCTCTCAAATAATATACACCTTCACTTATTGATACCGCAGATCCAGTTGCATTACAGTTGCTTTGGTCTGTTATAGCAAATCCTTCACCTGGTCTAAGAATTATGGTAGAATCATCTAATATATTTTCTTCTTCTAATCCATTTTCTATAATCAAAACTTCGCCATTTATAAACCCATCATACTTACTATTAGCATAATCTGAGCTCAAGAAATTTATATAAAGGGTATTCAATCCCCTTTCAGAATTAGTATAATCTAAAACTGCATCAATTTTTGCGCGTATTCCAGAGGATTGTCCTCTTATAGTTTTCCCAACCAAATACGGCAAATAACTTATGACTGGAACACCAAGATAAGCATCCTGTATAGTAACTGCTTGATATCTATCAAGATGATTTATTTGTCCAGGTATTACAACATCACCATCTTTATAGATGGAATTTGCAAACCTTTCAATTTGATTTTGTAATGTTGATTGTAAAGAAGTTAGCTCTCTTGCCTGAATCGGTATTCCAGGTTTAAACAAAAATCTAAAATAATTGCTTTCTGGATTGAAATCATCAAAATATGGAGAGATGTTTAAATTAGTATCCTGAGGCATAATTCTTTAGAATTGCAAAATTACTTTGATATCTTCTTTTTGATTTTTAGACCTAGTTATAGAAGGTCTGTTATCCACGTATATAATTTCTCCTGAATATTTTGATACTTCAGGTTGGGATATACCACCAATAAAGGTTTGTCCAAGATAGTATGTCTTATTATTTATTACTGTAGATATACCTGTGAAGTTTGTATCTATTCCCAATACACTACTTCCTCCAAGTATATTAACTGATCCACCTGAAGTAGTTTCTGTAGTAAATCTATTCAATACAAATCCATAATCAGGATTAGTTTTTTTAGTCTTATCCGTGTTAAATCCAACTAAACTTCTATCTTGCCAATATTTTAAAATTCCAGTAACTTTATCATATGAAATAACTCTTCCTACTGCAGTAACTCCGACTCCTATGGTTTGACGTATCATAGAATTTGGGGTAAATGTAGATTGACTGTATCCAATTCCCGTAAGTTTTAATGCATATGCAGCACTAGCTTTATCCAAAGTTAATATAGAATTTCCACCATATGATAGTGGATTTCTAACTATTCCAACTCTAGAAATTTTATTTCCAATAATAAAATCTGGATTATCAACACTATTTTCCATTCGAGCATATACTGCTACATTATATGCCCCAAGTTCTCTATAAATGTCATACCCATGTCCTTCTTTAGGTGGGATTATAACATCTACAACAGCAGCAGTAGATCCAACTGGTATTCCACCTGCTCTTAAATCTAAAACAGCATGAGTGTAATCTGATCCACCATTTGTTATGGTTACACTTTCCAATTTCGATTCATTATTAATAATTACAGTTGCCTTGGCACCCGATCCATCACCATAAATTGGTACATTTGTATATGATCTATTTGCAGTGCCCAGTCCAACACCTCTATTGTTTATCACTGCAACTTTCAATTGTCCGCTTGTTAGCGAATTGTTTCGTATATTAAAATATTCTAAATTAGTTTCCCAATCATTTGGAACTGGAATAAAATTGGTGGATTCAAATTTTATTATATCTGATGGTTTTATAGTGTATAAGTATTTCCAAAGATATCCGTCTTGACTATCTCCAGCAGATCTTGGTTCCAAATCTGTAAAATTTGGTTCATCTAGAGATGGTCTTCCATTTGGATTTTCTGGATCCGTTCCATTATGAATACAAATATAAACTTTATATTCACTATTAACAATATAATAATTTGCTGAATATAAATTAGTCGATTTAGATGGTTGAGATAAATTTGTTCTTGATATGTCGTGTCTATACATATCATATGTGGTTCCATCTTCCCACATAACTTTTCTAACAACTGATTTAATATCACTAGACGATATTTTTTTAAGTGATATCATCGTATCCCAATAGTCATTTTCTTCATCAAATGAATCTTTTGGTGAAGGAGGGCTTGCATCCCAATCACTTTGATAATCATCTGGATTGCTAAGCCCTACAAAAGCATAATATGAATTAGAAGACGAAGATGCAATAGAAACAAAGTTTCTAGCATTAAGAATTCTTAATTGATCAGTTATTATTGCAGACATTTTATTGGTTTTTTATTTATTTATTATCAAAGATAACCAAAATATTTCAGAGGATTTTTTCTTCTGATTATAGAAGAAGTGTCAATTCCAGAAATTCCATTTTCAGTATAGGCATAGAAATTTTTTGGAGTCTTTCTTGTTGGAGTTGAAATTCTACCCCAAGAGAAATCCCCATAATATTCATTGCTAAACGAAGTTCCAATAGAATTAAAATTGGAAACATTAACTACAACTTTAACAATATTTGTAGTTCCAACTCCCGTCACAGATGTTTGAGCAACGGAAACGTTAGCTGCTTGATATACGTTATCTACAAATTCAGATCCAATTCCAATAACAGTAAAATCAGTTCTTAGAGAAGTTAATCCATACCCAATATTTGAATTTCTTACTGTAAAATAATACCCAGTTTGTATCCCACTTATTCCTGTGCTTGTTATTGTTGAACTATTAATAGTGGAATTTCTAACATAAGAATCACTTGGGACATAGAATGTAAATTCAATTCCTGTTGGTATTCCAACCAAAGATGTTGTGGATATTCCAACAATAATACCAAAATCTCCCTCATATGAAACATTTTTTATTCTTTCTACTTTAGAAGTTGGAGATTCTATTAATACTAACGGTGGGTTAGTCTGTGTATATCCAATTCCTGAAGTTATTATTCCTATAGAATTGACGGATCCAGAAGAAATGTATGCGGTTGCAATCGCTACATTTGCTGAAGATATTCCAATTTTTTTCTGTATTGTTACAGATGGAGTAAATGTGTATCCAATTCCAGGATCAGTTAATGTTATGGAAGAAATTGTTCCAGCAGATGAAACTACAGCAGTAGCAGTAGCACGTCTTATTTCATCTTGAGATATAATTTCTATATCTGAAATATATGATGTTAAAGTATTCTCTTTGTAGCTATCAAAGAATGTTTTTAAACTATCAACAAAAATGACCGTAGATCCAATTCCAACATTTTGAATTATATTCGTTGTTGGATAGATGAGAGGTTCATAGAAAATTCTATCTTTTCCTACTTGTTTCCCATTTATTATTCTATCTTCAGTTTGTTTTTTCCAAGTTACGGGTCTTAATAGTAATTCATTTGTTGATATACCAACACCAGAATATGGAGTTGTTGAAATATCATCAGTTGCATTTATTGATACTACTGTTCTGAATTCTTGATTTAAAAATGGATCATCTGAATTCAGTTCAACATCGTCTCCAATCTGAATACTTTCCAGAATATCAACTTCTAAAACATCAACATCAGCAGTTCCTCTATAGAAAAGAATAGAAGAAGTATCTCCTGGTTTTGGTGCCTCAGTAAATGCTATTACGCTTCCACCTTCAAATATATAACTTTCTCCAGGAACTTGAAGAATACTATTAACGAAGACTAATAAAGTTGATTGGATGTTTATTGGAGATCCAGATTTTGCTCTAATTGTCCTTAACTGTCCATCTACTTTAATTGGGAATAATTTTCTTACTCCATCAAATAAATCATCCAGTGGATCTATTGGAAGTAAATCCCCAACAACCCAAGAGGTAAATTTATTATTATATACCTTATCTACAAAAATTTGCGCTTCTCTAAATGATGGAGATACAGTTGGATCCAATGGAATTCCAGTTAATCCGCCTGTAGGAACAGTTAATATATCTCCAGGTTTGTATCCATAACCATAATTCTTAATATTAAAATCAATTATACTAGATCCTTGCCCAACTACAACATCAACTTTTGCTTCAGATCCAATTCCACTTGAAGATGAAGAATAATTTAATTTTAAATTTGTATAGGATAAAGGTTGATCAAAAACTAAAATTGGAGGTTCGGTAAATCCAATTCCAGGATTTATTATAGTAACATTTGGAGATATATTTCCAGCAATTACTGTTGTAAATCCAACAAAGGTAACAGAATATGATTCGGAATTTTCAGTTGCATAACCAACATTAACTATACCCATTTTGGGATCAGTTAAACGTATTTTAACGGAATCGCCAGCATTTATTATAGAAGTGGATGTGCTAGATGTAGAAACTGTAACAGAGGTAGTTCCAAATCCTACAATTTGACCATCTTTTATCTTAGATCCAATGTCAATAAGTCCATTATTATAATACGAAAGTTTATTTAATATTCCATTATTATTAATAATAGAAATTATAGTTGCTCCTATAGAAACTGTTTCTACAACCTCACTCATCACTTCTATACTTTCAGTTGCTCTATATCCAGATCCAGTATTTCCTACACTAATGGACGTTATTGTTCCTGCTATCGATACTGTAGCAGTTCCACCAGCAGAAACTAAAGGTTGATATCCAAGTCCTCCTGTAGAACCAAATGAAACTATAACACCACCATAAGGAAGTTTAGACTGATTTATATCATATGGAGTAGATGAAGCAGTTCCAACAAATGTAATTGTAGATATTCCAGAAACTTCATTTAAGTAGAATGCTCCTTCAATATCAACGGCACCTAATCTCCTTGGTTGTTGGAATACTCCATCGATTAATACGATAGAATTACCAGTTGAGAATCCAGAAACATTATTACTAGATGAAGTCAATGTATATGATGTAGTAATACCATTAAATTCTTGAGATAAACTATCAAAAATATAATTTTTAGAGTATGGTTCATTTGCAGTATCAGGAACTGATGATCTTAAGAATGTTCTTCCATTGAAAGTTGAGAATGTAGTTATACCAGTGTAATCTCTATCATTAGGTCTATTTGTAATAGTTCCTATTGGACTCTTACCTGCGGGAGCTTCAATAAAGTTTATTGTATTTCCTACAATGTTATAGTCTCCTTCTATTTTTCTAATCAATGATCCTGAAGTGTGGAATCCAAGAGTTGTTCCCATCCAAGGTCTTTGAACCAATACTAAATTGGAGTCCGCGATTCCAGTTTTGTTGATTCGCATAATTTCATCATCAATTCTAATAAGCTCACCGCTAAAGAATGAAGTAATTCCAACAAAATTTAGAATACTATCACTTGTTTCCGCATCAGAAGCAAGAAGCGTTGTTACTGAGGATCCAACTATAGGAGATTGTATAAAATTATCAATAGCAATTAAACATCTAGAGTTTTGATTTTTTGCTGTAAATTTATGGAATGATCCAATTCCAACACTTCTTAATTGAATTTCTGTAGGAATAGATTTTAAGGCATTTTCAGCAGTATCTGATACTCTAATAGTAGATGAATTTACATTTATCGCATAAAGTTTGTTTGGAAGAATATCTGTGGTTCCAATACCAGCAATACTTGACGTAACAATTCCAATAGGAGTATGTACGCCATCATCAAGATAACTATAAGAAATCTCTTCTCCAGTTACATAGAAATGATTTGGTATATCAAATGTATTATTTGTAATATTTACAATATTTGAGTTATTACCTAAGAATTCTTTCTCAAAAACTGGTTCATTTTCATAAGTTAATTCAAATGATTTTCTTATATCTTTAGATGTCCCTTCATATAAACCATAACCAGTATCAATAGACGCATTATTCAATACTATTTCATAATTAAGAGATCCTGCATTAACAAGACTTAAAGCATTTTGGAACACTCTAACTTGTGTGTTAATATTCGGAATAGGAGTAAATTCAAAATTAACATTTGTTCCAGAAACAGTGGCACCAAAAGTTCCAAGACCAATATGCGTTCTTACTGGAGCATAATCTACTAGATATGCTCTATTTCTATCGTTAATTACAATAGTTTCTAAAAATTCATAACGATTATTTGTAGTATCTTCTACAGAGATCAGATAATATGCGCCAGAATATGGATTACCATAAGAAGCAATTGTATTTTGAACTGGAGTGGATGTAGATCCAATTCCAATATAATGTGATGAGAATTTGGTATTATTTAAAGTTACTGTAGAAACTCCAGAAGATGTAGTATCACCTATAGCAACAGTAATGCTATAAAAATGTGAAGTGTGAGCTAGGGAAACATTTGGAGTAAAATCTAGATTGATATTTGGACCAGAATAGTAGAAGTGATACGTTCCTAATCCAGAAGACGTTTCGGAAGATGCATTAGACATCAATCCATAATCCAAAACATGAATATCAGTTCCATCATGAACTAAAGAAAATTCTATAAATTCTAGATCCTGTAAATTCAGTGCTTCAATTCCAACCAAGATTTTTGCAGATCTATTTGTTTTTGGAATAGTTAAAATATTGGATGGTCCAGTTGATCCTGAAGCAACATATTTTGTTGTAGCTGCGATACCAACAACACCAAGAGAAGTAGAATCACTTCCATCCAAATAATTGTTCATATTATATGAAATATATGAAATATCATAATCATTCACTTCAAAATTGACGGGGTAGAACAGAAGTTTTCCTTCATCTCCACTAA